TCGGGCCGATTTGCATACCAATCAATAAACCAATCAACGCGTAAATTTCAATCATCTCTGAAAGACCCAATGCCCATCTGCTCCGATTTTCATCCATCGAGCAGGATGGCCGGACTTGGCGATTGGGCAAACCCAGCCGCGATATTCCTTACCTTCCTTTGTGCCTTGCTTGAGAATCATCGGGCCGCATCCATTAGCGCAGAGCGGCACTTCATCAATTACTTCAGCTCCGAATTGTTCGGCTATCGAACTAACATCCCAGACAATCGGTTCAGGATCATTTGGTCTCTGTTCTTTTACAAATTCAGCCAGTTCGGGCTTTGTCGTCTGAATTGGCTTCTTGGGTGCTGGATTAGGTTTCGCCAAGTACCCAGCGAGGTTCAATGCGCGAGAAATCGACCCAGTCTCCGCTAGCTCTAAAGCGTACTGTTTAGACTTTGACTCGCTAGAAAGCCCAGTAGTCCAAGGATTAGCATCGGCTTCAGTTCGCCAGATTTCGCACTTCACAATATAAACGTCACAGTCTTTCGCTAACGATTCAGCTAGGACGTGAGTCTTGATTCGATAGTCCGGATTTTCACTAATGAATTGCTTATAGCGTTCCCAAGTTCCAACGTATTCATCTAGGTAATTCGACATTTAGTTTCTCTCTCCCTGCGAACTCATCGATCGCATATTCCAGTTGTTCCTTCAATGACCAGAATGTGCCATCTGGCCAGTTCTGCGCTTCATTGGCGCAAGGTTGGCAATAGAACCGCACTTGAGCGCGGCGTAGCGGTGTCTCGCTTTGAACCTTCCAGACTGCTGGGACTTGTGCTTTCAAGTGCCAAGTGCCGTCTTTGAGTTGCCCATAACGAGACTTACAGTAATCACACCATTGGCGTTGGTTAGTATTGCGAATCAGACTCAACGTCGTCCCAATCTTCCGGAGTTGAAAATCTGGTGAAGCCCAAGATAGCGGCGTATCCAATGAGATCGAGATACGAATCCTCGCGCTCCGGACTTTCCACCATTCGGCTGAGTTTGGTCGCGATAAAGATAGTTGCCAACTCAGATGGGTCTCTGAGCTGAACACCGAGGATTCTCGCGATTTTGTAAATGCGTAATAGATTGTGCCTCGGGTCGCCATATTCCAGCCCTCGGTCGTCGAGGGTGTTACCAGCGTCCGAGAGCCAGTCACTTAGCGATCTCTCTGACATAAGAATTAGACGCCCTTCCTCGCTTGTATCCTTCATTGAAGGCTTTGGCTTTTGCGGATTCAATAGATGCGTAAGCAAGCCAGAATCCGGTTGATAATGCCAAGAGAATGCTGACGATTTGCTCAGGTGTGAAGTCATTCGACATCCGCACTCACCCCAAATCGGTCTAACCAATAGGCTGAGATTTCTTCTCTACTCAATCGCCCTCTTGTTGATTGGCGACCTAGTGATTCGATTGCGTATCTGCGAATGATCTGGCCCTTGACGTAATTCTTACCATCTGACCAAGCTCCCGAAGTAGAATCAAATCGAATTACTTCCGGTTTATTTATCACTTATTCTCCCTTCCAAATCCTCTAAATGGATTTAGTGGGATAAATGTAATTAGCTAAATGGATTTATACAAGTAGGAGCTCGGCGAGTCGGATTGGTAAGAAGGCGCAGAGCTTATGAACCTTCCCAGCGTTGGCGAAGTCGGTCTTATCTGGTAGGGCCTTCCAATGCCATTCAGGAGCCTCTAGAGCCCCTAAATCGAACTGATAGACACCTTTGGGCGTCGCGTTGATATAAAGCGTTCTAGCCCCTGTCCTAGCCCTTATATCGGCCAAGTAATCCCACTTCTTCTTCTCGATTATCAGAGTGTCGTAATGGGTGCGGCGGCACTTCATCTCAATATAAGAATCGCTGGTAATGCCGTCAGCTCGGTCGGTCGCCGATAGTGGCGTCAAGTCCGGATAGATGGCCTTGAGTGCCTCGAATAGTTCGACCTCGCGGAGGTAAATTAGTCGTCGTCCTCGTCTTCGTCCCAAGGCTTGAACATTGGGTTTCCGTTATCGACTATCCATTCAGGATACGAGCTACGATCCATAGCGAAAGCAAGAGCCGTTCCTTCATCCATACCAGCTCGGCGGCAAGCCATATAAACCTCATTACAAGCAATCGCCCAGAAATCTAAACGAGTCAATGGGACATCTTTCGTCGTTTTGCGACGTTTTGCCACCTTCTTGACTGGCTGTTTAGCGCGCTTTTTTGCCTGTGCCACTTCTGCTCACTTTCGTCGAGAGGGCCAATTCTAACTGACTCTCCATTTTATCAAGGCGCGACACTATGGGCAGATTTTCCAATTTGATGATATATCTCAGACCGGCAATAAGTAGGCCGATTGATCCGAGAACTGAGGCGATAGTTGCCGCAAGTTCCGAGGCCGCCATTACCGCACTTTGCCGTAACGCTCGTAAGAAGGATTCAGCCAGTTGATGATGCTAGGCAAGACTGATGCCAGAGCGGCATTGGCAATCGCATTTACATCCAGCCCGACTGCTAGGTAAGTCGCTAGGGCCGCCGCTACGAATGTCTTCGCCCAACTGCCTGCCATCAATTTGAGTTCTTTCATTTGTGTCTCCTTCTAGGTTGAAGAAACTGCCGTCTTTGTCTCCCAGAGTTGTGAAGCTGATATGGAAATGCGACTTGTGAGGGTTTGGGCCTCTGTATTTTCTACGCTTCCAATTTAGGGTCGAGCTCATAATCTTTTCATCGAAAATAATATATTTGATTCGCTTATCGCCTCGCTTGGCGCATTTGCGAATCTTCTCAACTAATGCGTAAGCCTCCTCCTTGTGCGCTGAGAGGTCGGCGTCAATATCTAGAGCTCTAACAATTCCGTCTCTTGGAATGTGGTCAGAAGTGCCTTGAGCGAGGTGACGAGCATCAGCAATCCAGCCGTCACTACGACGATCGCGGTCAGGATAATCATCGTCTATCTGCTCCCGAAGTTGAATTCCAGCTTTACAAAGTTTCGCCATTATCTTTATAAAGATTGTGACTAAAGACCTAGGGCGGAAATATCTTCGGCGGTCAGACCTAGTTTAGTCAATACTGCCTCTCGCGCTGCTTCTTTTTCTGCTGCTTCTTCGGCTTTAGCAAGACCTTCGGCCTGTGCTGCCTCTACTGCCGCGATTTCCTCAGCCGTATAATCGCGCCAAGTTTCTTGGCCTGTTTCAAAATCTACAATTTTTTCTTTATACATTTTTTCTCCTATCAAGCTGACGTATAAATAAAAACAGTACCAGCATCAAAATTAGCACTTGAAACAACAGAAACGCTTGAAATAGTGCTAGCACTATTGTAATAACCGCCCATAATGTAATTCTGTTGGCTATTACTTCCACCAGCACCGCCAGTACCAGCTGAATTAAAAACTTTTACGCCTGAAGCATTACAGCCCGTAGTTAAAACATAGCCAGATATGGTTGAAGCAGCATTACTAGACATTGTGCCTAACCTAATTCTATCTGTAGCACCGGATATTGTATTATAATTATTTGCTGAATAAGTGGTAGTGTATTCGTAATTCAATCCATAGCCATAATAATTATTTCCGCTATCTGTATTAAATCTAATATCACAAGACGTACCAGTGCTACCAGTAGAAGCCCCACTAATTAAAACCATAATTTTATCTTTGCCAGAAATGCCTGAAACTGTAATAGTTGCTGCGCCAGTTAAAGCGGTTCCGCCAGCATTTAGTAATGTCCAGTTAGCGCCACCACCAGCAGGCGCAGCCCACTTCAACCCAGTCGCCGTACTTGAATCAGCAGTGAGAACTGTGTCATTAGCGCCAACCGCCAATCTTGCTGCCGTATCAGCAGCGGAAGCCGCGATAATGTCACCTTTAGCATCAAAGATTGTTGCTGGAATTCCTGAAGCATCTGTGGCCCAAGTGAAATCCATATCAGTATTTGAAGCTTTAGCGAGCACTTGTCCAGTTGTGCCGCCCTTGAGATCAACGAGAGAAGTATCAATCGCGCTACCGAGAGTTCGGATAGCCGCCGCGCCGTCCTTGACTAGGTCGGTATCGTCCGGCGTCTCCCAGCCGAAGTTCGTCGTATTTGCCATTAGTTAGTTCTCCTTCTAGGCGACTATTGTAGCGTTGAGCCAGTCCAATGTGGGCGAAATGGTATTCCAAGTCTCACCGACCGGAACGTCATCCCAAGCAAAAGCTTGAAGCGAATAAGCCACCGGCGAGATATTGAGAGTCAGGTTGAGCGAGTTTAGACCAGCCGTCCAAGTCCAACCCTCGACAAATCCTTGAAATTCGCCATTTGGCATATTGGTTGGAAGGTTGGCAATATTGAGCGGAAGGCCCATAAAGACGTTGAGAAGAGCATCGCGATCAGCATCGTCTATTTCAGAGCTACCGAGAGGGAAACTGATTTGCTTGAGGGCGAACTCGGGGTAAGCGCGGATAAGGAGATAGAAAGCGGCTTGGGCTTGAGCGTCAGCTTGTTGTCGAAGGGTTGTGCTAATTGTGGCCGCTAATTGGCCAAATAGGGATATTGAGGTCGGGTCGCTGTCTGTGACGTTGCTGGCCGAGTTGTTGCCGTAAGCGATAGTAATGGCATTACGGACGTCGCCAGCGCGTTTTGTAATGGACAACGCTGGGCCGATTGCGTGATTGCCATCTAAATCGACATATCCGTTGACTGAGAGGTATTGACCTCGTCGGGTCGAGTCCGCGTAACCGATTCGGCCTTGGGCATCCTCGTAAAGATAGCCAAGACCAGAAGTGGCATACGAGCTAGCTAGGTTGTAAACAGTATCGTTCAAGCCAGATTGCGAATGAAGCTCATAATCGCCCGGCTGGTCGATTTCGCCTAGACCGCTGTTTTCGGCATTGGCCCAAGTGGTCGTTGGGTCATAGTCGTTCCAAGTGACGCCAGAAGGAACCTCGTCCCAACTATCAAATAAAACTGTGCTTAGTAATTCATAGATTCGGTCGCCATCAAATTGATGGTTGAAGTTGCCGGTATAAATTGCTCGAGCCAAGCGAGCCAAGGCTCCTACGCCTACGATTTGAATTCGTTGGCTTAGAGCGGTTGAGCCAGAGGTTTCGACTGTGATTGACAAGTCGCTTAGGAAGCCACCAAAGAGACTAACCCAATCGCCGTTGGAATCTTGAACTTCAATGGTTAGAGGGTCATTGATTTGGTAAGGAACGTTTGACTCATTTGTTTCAATGAGACTGAAATTACAATATCCAGCAACCGGCTGAGAGTAAATATCAGAACGCCCGGAAGTAATAGTTAGACCGCTCAAAGTTGAATTCGTTACTGTGTAACCATTGATTTTGACTCGATAAACGGGATTCCAAAGCGTCATAGGATTAGTTGGCTACTTCCGCCGCCAGAGCGTCGCTCGGAATTGTTGAGGGCTTCAATAACTGCTCGCGTAAATCCTTGTTCGTCAATAACGCTCGGGGCATTGACATTGACAATAACGTTTCCGCGTTCATCGCCAGCTCGAACACCAGCAACGTTGAAATTATTTGGAATTGCGTTACCGCTAGGAACTGACAACGGAGTAATTGTTGGAATGGTAGGAGTTGGGGTGATTGTGCCAGTTGATCCGCCGGTTGTTCCACCGCCTGTAATACTGCCGCCAGTTATCGTTGGCGGTGTAATTGTGATTCCTCCACCTGTCGCGGTTCCGCCGAATGGTAGGCCACCCGGAGCGACTGTGTTAGATCCTGTTGAACCGCCTCCGCCGAAGCTGACTCGATTGATTGTCGGAGTATCTGGGCCAGTCGTCAGCGCGTTCTTTGCCCTAATCAGAGCATTGATTCCAGCAATAGCGGCGTTGATGATTGGCTCAAGAGCTTTGAGAGCTATCGAGACCGCTTGGACGATACCACTAGCAACTTTGCTCAGACCCGAAATTGCGTTGCCAAGAGTGAAAGTGATAAATGGAACTAAGAAGTCTTTGGCGAAATTGTAAAGTCCCTTGATAGCTTCTTCATTATCTTTGAAAGCTTTGATAACTGGATCGATGGCCGCTTCTTTGAACTGTTTGAGTCCGGGAATGGCAGTCGTTGTGATGAATGTCAGGAACTTTTCAATAAGTGGCAATAAAGCGGTTCCTAGAGTTTCCTTCGCCTCATCAAAAGCAACTTGGACTCTGGCGATTTTGCCTTGGAAGGTGTCGGCTTGAGTTGCCGCCGCGCCTCCGAAAGTTGAGCTCAGTTGGCTGATTGCTCCTTCAAGTCCGAGAGTCTTTATCTCAGCGGCAGATAGGCCAACACCTAAACGAGTAAGCGAGCCAGTATTGCCTTCATAGGCTTTACCTAGTGCGTTCGATACTGTCTCAACGTCTTTGCCAGTAGCGGCAGAAATATCAAGGGCTAAAGTCAGTAAATCTTGCGACTTAGTTAGGTCGCCAGTTGCGATGGCGAGTCGCTGATAGGCAGGGCGAAGTTGGTCATCGGCAACGCCAGTAGCCAAAGAAGTCTTGAGAATTTGTTTTTCGATAGCGGCGATTTGAACGTCAGTCGCATCGGTGACATTTTTTAGAGCATTTGCCAAACGTTGCTGGGCGGCTTCGTCTTCGATTGCGGCCTTGACTCCATCGACTGCCAACTTGACAGCATACGCGCCAGCGGCGGCCGCGGCCGCGGCAAATGCGACTTTGGCTTTTTCACTAAATTTTTCAACTTGTCCGGCAAATCCATCAACTTGATTCTCGGACTTTTTCATATCCGCAACAAATTGCTTTGTCTCAGCTAAGAGTTCAAGTTTTAGTGTGCGCCATTCTTTAGCCATTTACGCAGTCCATTTCTTTACGACTTTATTGATTGCGTCTTCCCAGCGTCGAGTTAGTTCAGGCTGAATTCTGCGAAGGGTCGGATATATAAACCAACCTCGGGCTCCTGCGCCATATCTGCCGCTATACGTCGGAAATTGTGGATACTTACCTGTTGGATCACCAAATTCCAAGCCGCCCCAAAGTTGCTGTGTCGTTGCTCCACCAGAAAAACGCTGAGAGGCAAATCCGAAAGAGATGCGACCGGTCTTTGATGTTTTGCTAACTTTACCGCCATCGACGATTCGTTGAACTGCTCTGGCTGAAATTGTTCGGCCGTATCCGGCTTGGCGGATTTCATCATAAGCATACGACGCCAAAGCGTTCGAAGTATTGCGAGCCTCATCGACAGCTTCATCCCCCATCAAGGAAAACGCTTTTGCTAATTGCCGAAGTTCGCGCTGGGTGTATGCGCTGAATCCGCTATCTGCCACCATTCCGCTCCTTCAGTATTTCAATCGCCGTTAGGACTTGGTCAATGTCAGTCCATTCGCTCATCGGTATTCCGGTTGCTATCGCGATTTCAACGATAAGACGATTTATGCTTCCGGACTCGTAGCTTTTGGGCTTTCATCTCCAATCGTCATTTCTTCGACCGACAACTCCCAGATTTCCTGAGACTTAGTCGGCTTTCCTGCCGCTTCGCGCTTGTAAGCGAAGTAAGCCAAGTCGAGGAAATCCGCTTGCTGATAAGCCGAAATATCCTTCATTGAATAAATCGATTTGCCAGTCTTACGTTCCCACTTGGCCCATTCTGGTAGGCCAGCGGTGTAAGTGACTTCCTCGCCGTGACTATATTTGATTGTAATTTGTAATTTCATTGCTCCCGATGCTCCGATCTATTAGCTGAAAGATTCTGAAGGCTGTCCGACGACAGTCAGAGTCCAAGTGTCGGTGAGTGCTCCGGGAGCGGCTCCACCTGCGCTTGGGAAGATTGGTAAAACTTGGAATGAGAAGGTAGCACCTGAAGCCGCTGTGAAAGATACAGCAACAGTCGTATTAGGTGCGGTCTCAGCATTTGCCCACATTGACTCGAACAATGATCCATAAGCAGGGTTTGCGCCCCAGTCTTGAAGAAGTTCGATTGTGAATGTCCATTGCTTATCAACAGACTTATATGCGCGACCATCAAGAGTCTGATAGGTCTCGATAATTGTCTCAGCTGAAAGGGTTGCTGAGGTTGTTTGAGCGTCATATGGCTTCGTATCAAGTGTGAAGGTCACATCGCGCCCTGTGATAATTGTTGTGCTCATTGGGTCTCCTATGCGGTTTGCTCGTAGCGGACGCTCAAGCGGATATCGGAAACGAGCAAAGTAGTCGTTCCCACTTCAGTCACAGTCGGTCTTTCGACGACTGATAACTCATACTTGGAAGCGTTGAGCTTGCCAAGAATACCTAGTGTTAGTTGCTCCAAGTTATCAAGAGCGGCTGGGTTGCTGAAATAGGCAACGCAAGCTGTGATTGTGTAATTCAATTTGACTCGGGTTGTTACTTTGCCTAAAACTTCCAATTCCATATAAGGAGAATCCGGAACTATGACAATAGCTGGGACGATGGGTGTCTCGGGAACGGAATCATAAACGTTGGCACTTAGAGTTGAAAGTGCTGTCTTGATTGCGCCTCGAACGTCGGTCGAGATTGGCATTAGCCCACCATCGCATCGACGTCAAGATAAGGGCCAAGAAGACCAGTTACTTTTGCGAGAAGATTCTTAGATAAGCGGTAAGGTGTTACTGCGAAGTCGATTCCTTCGATGGATCCGCCAGAGGCTGTGCGAGCTTGAAAGATTTCGACAGAGATAGCCAATACCGCAGATTCGACGTTAGGGTTTCCGACATAGGTTGAGAGGCCAGAGAGAGCAGAGTTTCCTGCTGGGATAATGTTCTTTTCCAGTATGTCAGCATTTGTGATTGCGGCGGTAAATACATAGTCGGTGATTTCGTCGTCGGTTACTGTGTGAGTTCCGTTGAATGGCGAACCGCATCCAGTAATAATGACGGATTGGCCTTGAGTAAATTCGTGAATTGTTGCGGTCTCAAAATACGCAACGTTGTCTTCTAATTTGACTTTGTTGATTTTGCTTTGGAAAGTGACCAGCATCGGAAGAATTAGATTTTCCGAAGTGTCGATAATATCGTTTAGATAAGCATCGTTATAAAGGGATGACGAGACGCCAAGAATGGTTCTTAGCTCTGTGGCCGTGACTATTGTTGGCATCTCGCCTTCCTTTCGATCTAGGGGTCTAAGCCAGCTCGGGAGCGGACTGGCTCAGACTATTGAGATTTACTACGCGTTGTCGTTCGCTGTGTAGCCACCAGGAAGTTTTGGAGCTACTGCCGCATAGCCGTAATACATTACGGAGATTTGGCCGCTTGCGATTACGTTGGTCTGAAGTGTCAGACGTGGGCTCTCGTAGAATGTGAGAGCGTCTGGGTTGATGACGTAGATTGATCCGTCGCCAGTTCCAGAGAGTGAGCGAGAAACGTAGAGGTCGAGACCTGCGACGTTGCCGCGAACGCTTTGTGGTGAAAGTGCGCCACCGGCATTCGAAGGTTGCGACGCAATATAGATTGGGCGACCTGCGTCGTTCAATCCCATAATTTCAGCCCATACATCTGGGGACACTACGACGTTGCGAGCAAAGCCAAGCGAGCCGGTATAGCAGTTCTTTGCCGCATTAGCAAAGAAAGCAAGGTAGTTAGCGGCGGTTGCTCCAGCCTTAGCGGTTGAAGTTGTTGCTGTTGCGGATGCGCGAGTTACTGCGTAGGCGTCAGTTGCCTTTGCGTATGCGAACTCCATTTGACGGACGAGTTCAGCAAAGAACGCTGGGGAACTGCGGTCGATTAGTTCGACGGAAACTGTTTGCTGTCCGGCGAAC